ACAGCCCCGTTTGCGGTGCCCGGCAGAAACTTCGCCTGACGGCGCAGGCTCGTTTCTTGCCGACCGCTGCACACACTGCGCCTGCCCTTGCCTCCGCCACCGGCGGCGGGCAGGCTCGTGGCCCCTAGAGGGGAGCTTGTAACCCCTCAGTCAGCTTCGCTGACAGCTCCCCTAAAGGGGAGCTATTGGTGCGATAAATTGGAACTTATTGTACCACGGGGGGGCGGAAAAAACAAGTTTTCCTTTACCCGTGGCATCTTTCGTGGTATGATAGTTAAAATGCCTTTTTGGAGGAAGCCTATGCTGGAAAAGGGTAAACTTTACGAGGCGGTGATCACCGACTACACCGCCGAGGGTCAGGGCGTTGCCCACATCGACGGCTGCGCCGTGTTCATCCCCAACGCCATCGCCGGGGAGCGCTGCACCGTGCGCATCGAAAAAGCCGCCAAGAACTGGGCTGCCGGCAAAATTACGGAAATTCTGGAAAAGTCGCCCCACCGTGTGCAGCGTGACTGCCCCATCTCCGCCTCCTGCGGCGGCTGCGATTTCCGCCACATGGACTACGGGGAAGAGCTACGGCTCAAGGCCCGGCGTGTATGCCAGAGTCTGAACCGGCTGGGCGGCGAAGGTCTGGAATCGGTACAGATCCTGGGCGCGGAGGAAACGACTCGCTACCGCAACAAGGCGCAGTATCCCGTGGCCAGCAAAAAGGGGCGGCTGTTTACCGGCTTTTACAAGGCCGGCACCCACGAGGTGGTGGAGAACAAGGGCTGTCTTTTGCTGCCGGAGCAGACCGAGCTTGTCAAGGACATTGTGGTGGCCTTTCTCAACGAGCGCCGCATCAGCGCCTACGACGAAAAGACCCACAAGGGTCTGGTGCGCCACATCTTCGTGCGCCGGGGCGCGGTCAGCGGTGAAATACTGGTTTGTCTGGTGGTGAACGGCCGCACGCTGCCCCACGCCGAGGTGCTGGTCAGCCGTTTGCAGGCGGTGGAGGGCTTCAGAAGCCTTGTGCTGTCGGTGAACACCAAACGGGGCAACACCATTCTGGGCGAGGAATTCATCAATCTCTACGGCCCGGGCTATATGGAAGATACGCTGTGCGGCCTGCGGTTCCGGCTGTCGGCACGCTCCTTTTATCAGGTGAATCACGCCCAGGCGCAGCGGCTGTACGAGGCCGCCATCGCTCTGGCGGAGATCACGAAGGACGACACGGTGCTGGATCTGTACTGCGGCGTGGGTACCATCACTCTATGCATGGCCAAGGCCGCAGGACGGGTGCTGGGCGTGGAGGTGGTGGAAGCCGCCGTGGCCGATGCCCGGGAGAATGCGGTGCGCAACGGCATCGACAACGCCGAATTCTTCTGCGGCGATGCCGGTCAGGCCGCCCTGGAGCTGGAAAAACGGGGCGTGCGGCCGGATGTGGTGGTGGTAGATCCGCCGCGCAAGGGTCTCAGCGCCGACTGCATCGAGGCGCTGCACCGGATGCAGCCCCGGCGCATCGTGTATGTTTCCTGCGACTGCGCCACCCTCGGTCGGGATGTGAAGCTGCTGAAAGACCGTGGCTACCGTGTGAAAAACGCGCTGGCCGCTGACCTCTTCCCCCGCTGCGCCCATGTGGAATCTATCGTGTGTCTGGTCAATTGACAATTGACAATGGACAATTGACAATGTAACCCCTCAGTCGCCTGCGGCGACAGCTCCCCTGCGAGGGGAGCTTATTAACCTCCCCTGCAGGGGAGGTGGCTTTGCGGAGCAAAGACGGAGGGGTTGTAGAAAGTAACCCCTCAGTCAGCTTCGCTGACAGCTCCCCTGCGAGGGGAGCTTGGGTACGGATTGCCACGGCGGCGATGCCGCCTCGCAATGACAGAGCAGTATCGAAGATAGTTGTCATTCCGAGGGTGCGTAAAGTAGTTCATAGTTACGAGTTACGAGTTGATGTCGGTTTTCGGAAAATAACTTGTAACTTGTCACTTGTAACTATTAACTGGAGGAGATTGCCACGCCAGTGTGCGCACTGGCTCGCAATGACAGAGGTTTTTCGAGGGTGCGGAGGAACTCGGCATTCGGCATTCGGCATTCGGCATTCGGCATTTGGCATTTGGCATTCGGCATTCGGCATTCGGCATTTGGCATTTGGCATTATTTTGGGTTGCACTTTTTAGAAAATAGTGGTAGAATACACTTGAAAATCTGTGCACCGGGGAAACCGGGCAAGGAGGAAATATAAATATGACTGCAAGCGAGAAACTTTCCCTGCAAAAGACCGCCTGCAAGATCCGCAAGGGTATCATCGAGAGCACCCATGCGGCCAAGTGCGGTCACCCCGGCGGCAGCCTGTCTGCCACCGAGATGTTCACCTATCTGTACTTCAAGGAAATGAACGTGAAGCCCGAAGAGCCCAAGTGGGCCGGCCGTGACCGTTTTGTCCTTTCCAAGGGTCACACCGCGCCCGGTCTGTACGCCACGCTGGCGCACCGCGGCTTCTTCCCCACACAGGATCTGCTGACCCTGCGCCGCATCGACAGCTACCTGCAGGGTCATCCCAACATGAACACCGTTCCCGGTGTGGATATGTCCACCGGCTCTCTGGGTCAGGGCGTTTCCACCGCCGCCGGCATGGCTCTGGGTCTGAAGACGCAGGGATCTGACGCCCGTGTGTACACCCTGCTGGGTGACGGCGAAATTCAGGAGGGTCAGGTCTGGGAGGCTGCCATGTTCGCTGCCCACTACAAGCTGGACAACATGGTGGTCATTGTGGACAACAACGGTCTGCAGATCGACGGCAACATTGCCGACGTCATGAGCCCCTACCCCATCGTGGACAAATTCCTGGCCTTCGGCTTCAACACCATCGCCATCAACGGTCACGACTTTGACGCCATCGAGAAGGCGCTGGACTCCGCCCGTAAGTGCAAGGGTCAGCCCACCGCCATCGTCATGTCCACCACCAAGGGCAAGGGCGTGAGCTACATGGAAAACAACGCCGGCTGGCACGGTAAGGCACCCAACGATGCCGAGTTCCAGCAGGCTATGGAAGAACTGAATGCCGCCGAGGCAGAACTGGAGGGCAAGTAATATGGAAATGAAGAAAGTTGCTACCCGTGACAGCTACGGCAACGCCCTGAAGGCTCTGGGTGCCAAGTATGAGAACCTGGTGGTTCTGGATGCCGACCTTGCCGGCGCCACCAAGACCGGCACCTTCCAGAAGGCCTTCCCCGACCGCTTCTTCGACTGCGGCATCGCTGAGGCAGACATGATCTGCGCCGCCGCCGGTCTGTCCACCACCGGTCTTGTTCCCTTCGCATCTTCCTTTGCCATGTTCGCTGCAGGCCGTGCCTTCGAGCAGGTCCGCAACTCCATCGGCTACCCCCACCTGAATGTGAAGATCGGCGCCACCCACGGCGGCATCTCCGTTGGTGAGGACGGCGCAAGCCATCAGTGCTGCGAGGACTTTGCCCTCATGCGCTCCATCCCCGGCATGACCGTCATCTGTCCTGCCGACGATGTGGAGGCACAGCAGGCTGTGCAGGCCGCCTACGAAATGGAAGGCCCCGTGTACCTGCGCTTCGGCCGTCTGGCTGTGCCCGTGTTCCACGATGAAAGCTACAAGTTCGTCATCGGCAAGGGCGAGGTCATCAAGGAAGGCAAGGACGTGGCCATCATCGCCAACGGCCTGCTGGTGTACGAAGCCATCGTGGCCGGCGAAGAGCTGGCAAAGGCCGGCATCGACGCCATGATCATCAATATGCCCACCATCAAGCCTCTGGACGAGGAGCTGGTCATCGCCGCCGCCAGGAAGTGCGGCAAGGTCATCACCTGCGAGGAGCATTCCGTCATTGGCGGTCTGGGCGAGGCTGTCGCCTCCTGCCTGGCAGAGCACTGCCCCACGCTGGTCAAGCGCATCGGCGTGAACGACGAGTTCGGTCACTCCGGTCCTGCCGTCGACCTGCTGAAGCAGTTCGGTCTGTCCGCGGAGAACATCGTGGCAACCGCCAAGGAGCTGTGCAAGTAATCGGTATACCCCAAAGAGCCGTCTTCGGACGGCTCTTTTTTAATGCCGAATGCCTCCGCACCTTCCGTCTTTTTCTGTCATTGCGAACCAGTCCGCAGACTGGTGTGGCAATCTCATAAATGCCGAATGCCGAATGCCGAATGCCGAATGCCGAATGATTACCCCTCAGTCAGCTTCGCTGACAGCTCCCCTACAGGGGAGCTTAATAACCTCCCCTTTAGGGGAGGTGGCGCCGAAGGCGACGGAGGGGTTAATTGTCCATTGTCCATTGTCAATTGTCCATTATTTCTCCAGCTGGGTGCCGAAGTAGAAGGCGATGACCGTGGACACCACGATCATCACATTGTCGGTCGTGATGGCGCCGGTGAGTGCCAGATAGGAAAACACCGCCATGACCATAAGCGTCACCAATGTCTTGACCTTGATGAGGGCGGCTAAGTTCTTCAGAAAATCCATAGTATTCTCCTTTCAAATTCCGGGGGTACGGATTCCCACAACATCGTAGGGGCGGACCTTGTGTCCGCCCGGCATCGTATGCGTCGGGAGCACACAAGGTGCTCCCCTACGGTCTGATTTTCAATTGTCAATTATTTCTTGCTTTCAGGTCGCGGATGTCGTGCTCCGCCTCGGTCATGCGCCCCTCCAGAATGAAGGTGCGCTCGATGATGTGGTTATGGCGGTTGACCTTTTCCTCCAGCTGCTGCAGCCGGTACTGGGTCAGCTTGCCTGCCGCCACCACGCCCAGAAAGGAGCCTGCCAGCGTACCGCACAGTCCCAGCAGCGCCACAAGGATCTCACTGGTCACGGCGCACCTCCACGATGAAGCCCTCGTAGCCGTCTGCCTTCAGCTTTTCCAGCTGGGCGGCGGCGTTTTGCTTTTCACGGAACGCCCCCACCTGCACACGGTAGAACACCTCGCCGTCCAGAAGTCTGTTCACTTCCTCCGCCAGCTGCGCGAACCGTTTTTCCAAGTACGGGCCGGGGCAGGCGGTGGGCTGGTACCATTTGTGCATATGCAGATTCCCCTCTTTATCACCGGTGTAGTGCAGGCGGAAGCGGTGCCGTCTGCACACATCGGCGCACAGCTGCACAAGGCTCTGCCACGCCCGTTCGCCCACGGGCCAATCCGGCGCGCCGCCGCTGTTGGACACCTCCACGGTGACGGCGCGGTGATCGATGCCCCGGTTTCCGGAGCACCAGCTGCGGAATTCCTCCGGGGCGAAGCAGGCGATGCGTCCGTCATTGCCGATGCCGTAATTGCTGCTTGCCTGCCGTTCGGGGCTTGCAAACAGCGCCCCCAGCGGCTCCACCTCCGTGACGCCTGCCACATGATGCACCACGATGGCATCGATCACCCCTTCGGGGTTATAGGTTTTGTTTTTGCGTTGGCTTTTGTTGGGACTTTCCCGAAAATAGCTTACCAGATCACTGTACATTATGCGCTCCTTTTCCAAACATAGACCGCCAGATAGGGCGGCATGGTGCTTGCGGTATCGGTGCCGCCGCGCAGAGGGATACCGGCGCTCTGCTGGGCATTCACATTGGCGCCGGTGGCCGCGCCGCTGCCGGAGGCCACAAAGCTGACGCCGTCCTTTTCGTAGAACCAGAACTTGCCGTCATGGTGGTTGATCAGGGCGATGGCGCCGTCACTGAGGGTATGGAAGTGGGTGTCGCTGCCTCCCGTGGCACCGGCGGCGACACTGCCGGCCGCCAGCAAAAACCGATCCTGAATGCGCTCCCATTCGCCGCCGAACAGCAGCGACGGGTCGGCATCATTGCAGGAAATATAGATACTGCCCACGGGGTAGACCAGCTCCAGCAGGCTCTCCTTCGTCACCGGGGCGGTGGGAGAAGCCGGTCGGGGAAGCCCCGTCACCGCCTTGCCGCAGAAGTCGGTGTCCATGGCGCAGGTGAAGCCGGGGGCTGTGGCCGTAGTGCCGAAGGCGATGCCCTTGCCGCCTGCCAGAAAGTCCAGCGTGGCGTAGCCGATGGACAGTTGGAACCGTGCCGTGGCTGTGGCCGGAACGCCATCGGTGAGGGTCGCTTCAAACAGGGGCGAGGTCACCGAGGGGGCAGGCAGGATGGTGCTGCAGCTGCCGCTTTCCGTGGGGTAGACCGTTTCACCGGCCAGCGTGAGCACGGGTCGGTTCCCGGTATCCAGCGCCGTGAAGGTAAAGGCGGCGGTGAGGTGCACGAACTCGCCCATGTCGTTGGCCGTGCCGTCCTGGTCACAGCGGCTGCCGTGCAGGGTGATGTGCGGCTGGGTGTAGGCGGTCACCGTAAGGGTCTGGTCGGCTCTTGCGGTCAGGCCGCGGCTGTCGGTGACGGTGACCGCCAGCTCCCGGCTGCCTGCCTGCTGCAGGAGCTGACCGGTGTAGGCCTTACCGTCCAGCGTGACGGCCACAGAACGGATGGCGGCGCCGTAAGCGCCCGATGCCTCCACGGAAAGGGTCAGCTTCGACCGGTTCTGCAGCAGGAAGGGGCTGTCGGTGGCGTCACGCCATGTAAAGCTGACCGTGGGGGTCAGGGTATCCGGCACGGTCAGCGTTGCCGATGTCTGGGTCTGACCCACATCCCCGGTCACGACGGTATACTGCGCCTGCTGGCTGCGGCTTTGGGGCAGCTGGGCAGCAAGGGTCAGGGGCGGCGTCCAGGTGATGTCCGCATCGGTGGAATTTTCGCAGACCGTCACCCGTTCCGTGCCAAGGGTGCAGTAGATGCTGTGGGGATAGTCGGTGTAACGGGTGACGTGCAGGCTCTGGGGCTGACCCAGCGTGCCGTCCGTCACCGCCAGCGTGGACAGCGCGCCGCCGGAGAGGGAGGCCACCGCGTCACCGGCATCCTGACTCCAGTACACCCAGCCGAAGGTCTTGGTGGTGGGAAATACCCACACATAGTAGGTCACACCCGGCAGCAGCATCACCTGCGCCGCGCCTGCGTAGGACAAATAGTCCGATTGCAGCGTCAGCGTGCCGGTGCGAGGGGCGTCGGTACCGGCATTGCCGTGGCTATCGGGGTCTGTGCCGATGTAAAAGGCCAGCTTGGGTCTGTCGCCCTTGCCCACCCAGTTGCCGCTGAAGGCCAGACGAAGCTCCGACGCGCCGCTTTCCGGTGAGACGAAGCTGTGACGGGCAATTCGGGCTGCCCCGGATTCGTAGCCCACCACGCCGGACACGCCGGCCTTGCCGGCCTTGTAAAATACCGCCGTAGATAGCGTGATATTTTCCATAATACTCCCTTTCCTCTTTTCAAATGCCGAATGCCGAATGCCGAATGCTGAATGCCGAATGCCGAATGCCGAATGCCGAATGATTACCCCTCAGTCAGCTTCGCTGACAGCTCCCCTACAGGGGAGCTAGTTAACCTCCCCTTTAGGGGAGGTGGCACGGCGCAGCCGTGACGGAGGGGTTATTTTGTCAATTATTCTGTATCCAGCGCAGGCTCAGGTTGCCGCCGGTACGGGGCAGGAAGGTAAAATTGCCCATGCGCAGCCGGTCTTCCACACTGGCCTCGGTGGTCACAAGCCCCGTGGGGGTGATGCGTGTGGTGGGCTGACCGCCGGTAAAGACCACCGCCTCCTCGGACACCGTGATGCCCATGCCGCTTTGGCTGTCGGTGATGGTCAGACCCTCCCCGTCAAAGCGGAAATGCTCCGTCAGGGCATTCACCTCAGCGGCATCCGCCTTGTCCTGCAGACCCTGCTCCAGCGCACCCACGGTCAGCTCCAGCGCATCGGAGCGCAAAGACATCTGGGCGAAGCTTTGTCTGGCGGTGTTTTGCAGCTCCTCCAGCGTGCGGCCCATGGCCTCCTCGCCGGTCTTCAGCACCGCCACCTGCGCCGTGATATGATCCACATTCTGGGTCAGCTGGCTGACCTTCGCCGCATCGAGTGCAAATTCCGCCATGCGGCTTTGCACCTGCTGCAGACCCAGATCCAGCTCCAGCACACGGCCTGCCAGACGCTGGGTGACGCCGGTGGGATTGGTACCGCGCACCGCCTCGCCGGGGGCGGTGACCTGATATCTGCCGTCCTTTCGGGTAACGGTGACGGCGGCGCAGGTGCATCCGTTCAGGCTGTAGAGCTGTCCGGGCAGCAGAGGCGCGTTGGTGGAAAGGGTGCAGGGCGTGTAGGAAAAGCCGGAAAGGGCATCCAGAAGGGTCTGGGCGGCCTGCGTATTGTCGCCGCAGAGCAGAGGGTTACCGGTGATGTACAGCGCCGCGCCCTCCCCTGCCGCCGTTCCCACATCGGCTGCGCTGTCACGGATGACCACCTGCGAAACCGGCGGCACGGCGTAGTCCGCCAGCGTCAGGCTGTCCTGATAGACAAACCGGTCCGTCCCCTCACGCAGCGTAATATCGCAGGATTGGAACCAGTCAAGGCGCAGGCCGTCACCGTCTGCCACGCAGAACCTGCCGCCTGCCTGACAGATCCAGCCCATGAGCTGCCGCCCGGTGATGCCACGGTAGTGAAATTGCGGCACCTCATAGTCGGCGTTCAGCAGTGTTCCGGTCAGCTCCAGACCGAAATACGCCGCCAGCGACCGTGCCAGATCCCCCAAGGCCACGGGGAAGGTCAGACCGTCCAGAAAGGGGTCGGCATCGGCATCCAGCTTCTGCACCGCATCGTAGGCAAGCAGCTGCTTCTGCCCCGGCGCCGGAGACAGCACCTTCCGCAGAAAAAACACGCCCACCTGCCCGGTTTCATCGGACAGCACCAGCCGGTCACCGGCCTCTACGGAAAGGTCGCCGAACAGCGTGATGTCCAGCTCGGCGGCCTGCACACCGCCCGGCTCCGCCGACCCCACGGAGGCGGTCAGCTGCACGCTGCGGATGGCAGGCTCCCCCACCCCGGAGCCAATGACCGCCCCGGACGGTAGTGTTAATGTGTGTATCATAAAACCTCCAAAACAACGCTGACTGATCACCCCTCAGTCAGCTTCGCTGACAGCTCCCCTACAGGGGGGCTTAATAACCTCCCCTGCAGGGGAGGTGGCACGGCGCAGCCGTGACGGAGGGGTTAAATTGTCAATCGTATCAGCATTCGATGATATCGAACCGCAGCGCTTTATACACGCCACGGGTGCGGTCGTGGAGGCGCACCGACCGCCGCGCGCAATAGGCCGTGCATTCGCCGCCGTCAAAGGCAAAGCGGAAGGTGGCCTTCCACGCAAACAGATTCTGCAGGTACGCCAGCTCCTCGGCGCTGAGCAGGCTGTAGGTAAAGCTCCACGTGCGCACCTTATGGCGCACCACCACACGGTGCATGAAGCCGCCCTCGTCACGGCCGGCGGAAGCGCCGTCCAGATCCTGCTCGCTCACTTCCACATCCGCGTCAGGCGCCAGCATGGGCTCGCCGTCCACGGCATAAACCGTATCCAGACTTCTCACAGTACACCTCCCATGACCGCCATGCGGTCCTCGTACCGACGGGCGGCGCGGCCAATGACCTCGTCACCCACCTGAATGCTCTGCACCGCCCCCAGAATGCGCTCCAGAAGCCGGCAGGCATTGTCCTGCCCCACGCCGGAGCCCAGCACATTGGCCAGCGCTTCTTCGATGAGGGCAAGGGGCGCTTCCACATTGGTGCCGTTTTTCTGATCGCCCACCATGGCCAGAAAGGGCTTGTTGGCAGGCAGCACGGCACCCTTCGCCAGATAGGGGATGGAGGGCAGATCCACGGTGCTGGCCTGCACCGAGAAGGTCTTGCCGCCCAGCCCCGGCACCCACGCCGGGATGGTCACCTTGTAGCTGTTCAGCACACGCACCATGGCGTTGATGCCCTTTTCCACCGCGCTGATGGCGGTGTTCAGCACGGAGATCAGGCCGTTGGCCAGCGTGCGGAAGGAGTTGGGCAGACCCTCAAACAAGGTTCTGAACTTGCCTGCCACCGTGCCCACGGCGGTCGCCACACCCTCGAAGGCGGTCTTGAGGCCGCCTGCCATGGCTTTGAGCTTGCCCAGCACGCCCTCGAAGCCCTCCACGGGGCTGCGTGCCTGCAAAACGGCGTCCTTCATTTCCGACAGCTTCGTGACGAAGGCAGCGATGCGCTCGTCACTTTTGGCGGCGTGCTCGCCCAGAATGCGCAGCTTGTCGTTCAGCTGACCCATGGCCGACAGTACCACTTCGCCAGCCCACTGACCCAGCGGCACCAGCAGCTCGTTCCAAAGCCAGCTCAGCACCGGCCGCACCTTGTCCAAAATGATGCCCAGCGTGGTAAAGGCGGTGGCCAGCGTGTCCAGAAAAACGGGCAGCGCCTGCTCCACGCCCCACTGGGCAACGGGTACCAGCACATTGAACCACACCCACTCCAGCGCGGAAAACAGCTGACGGGTGATGCCGGACACGGCGGTCTTCAGACGGTCAAAGGCCTGGGAGGCCGCCGTGAAATCCAGCTCCTGCAAGGGCTTGATGAGCTGCAGGAGCTTGTCCACCACCGGACGCAGACGCTCAGGGAATTTGAGGACCTCGCCGGGAACGGTGTAGCTGCCGCTGCCGGAGCTGCCGCTGAGACGCTCCAGCTGGTCGAAGCCTGCCAGCGAGCGCTTGAGCGCCTTGGTGCTGAAGCGGACCGTCTTGTCGGCCTCCCGACGGGTGAAGCCGAACAGCTCCGCCAGAACCGCCGCCGCGTCGTTAAAAAAGGCGGTCAAGGTGCGCACCGCGCCGGTCACCGCCGGCAGCACCAGCGCCGCCAGGGGCGCAAAGCACCGCCGCAGCGCCGCCTCCAGCTTCCCGGCGGACAGACGCAGAACAAGCAGCTGCTTGTCCAGCTCCTGCAGCTGACGGCGGCTTTCCTCCGCACCGCCGGGATCTATGAACATTTCCATACTTTCACCTCCACAAATTCCAATTTTTCGCCCCAAAAGCTCCCCTGTAGGGGAGCTGTCAGCGAAGCTGACTGAGGGGTTACAAGCTCCCCTCGCAGGGGCCACGAGCCTGCCCGCCGCCGGTGGCGGAGGCAAGGGCAGGCGCAGTGTGTGCAGCGGTCGGTGGGGGACGAAGGCGCGCCGTCGCCGAGGACACCCACCGGGCACCGCAAACGGAGCTGTCAGCGAAGCTGACTGAGGGGTTACTTTCTACAACCCCTCCGTCACGGCTGCTCCGTGCCACCTCCCCTAAAGGGGAGGTTTTCTAGCTCCCCTCGCAGGGGAGCTGTCAGCGAAGCTGACTGAGGGGTTAAATTCTCAGCCGTCCATTCTCCTGAGCAGTGCCTGCTTTTCGGGGGAATCGGGAACGGCAAGGCGCACCTTTTGGGGGTCTGCCATGTAGAATTCCCGTTCCGCGTCGGACAGCTTTTCGCCCCGAGCCAGCTTTGTCCGCAAACTCACCAGCGCCGACAGCTGCCCCTCCCCAATGGCGTGGAACCAAGCCAGAAAGGTCCACCAGTGGACATCCGTTTCCCGAACCTCCCGACCTGCCACCCGGTTGATATCGGAAATGATCTCCATGGCGTCCTGCTGCCAGTCCATGCGCTTTGGGCCGGGCGTGCCGGTCTGACCGGCGGTGAGGAAATGCTCTAAAAACCGTGCCGCCTCCCCCAGCAGCTCGTTGGGAACGGTCTGCACATAAAAGCGGTCGATGGCCCGAAACCACCGCGCCCACTCCGGCCCGTCACCGTCCAGAATGGTCAAAATTGTCATGGCATCACGCCACGAGCTGCGGATGTCAAACTCCTTGCCGCCCAAAACCGCCTTGCAGGGCAAAACCCACAGATTCATCGGCTGTAGCTCCGCACGCCGTTTAGCAGAACCGGCTCCATGGCCTCCAGAAAGTTCTCAATGAGCAGCTTGCCGTTGCTGCACATGGCCAGCAGATTGCCCGGGAAAACAGCAGCCAGATCCCCATCGGGAAAAACCTTCTGCAGCTGGGCGCGGATGGCGCTGTCCGCCTCCTCGAAATTGCCGGGCTGCAGCTGCTGCAGCGCCTGCGCCGCCTCCAGAAAGCGGCTGTACAGCGCAGGATCGGCAGGATTGAACCGCAATACCCCACCGCCCACCTTGTAGGACTTGATACCGTTGTCAAAACTGATTTTTTCCATACTCTTCTCCCAATTCTTCTGTCATTGCAAGGCGGCACGCAATCCGTTCCCCTTGTAGGGGCGGTCATCGACCGCCCGTCTAATATTTGCATCGCAAATATTGGAATTTCCGCAGGAAATACTCGATTATCGCCTTGTGGCGATGTCGTTTTGTTCCGCAAAACGACCGGGCGGACACAAAGGTCCGCCCCTACGCTCTCCGCCTGAGGGGTCAAATTGTCAATTGTCCATTGTCAATTGTCAATTGGTAAAGCTTTTGGTTTCGATGTTGAATCTGCCCTGCTCCTTGGCGCCGGTGTAATGGATCACGAAGGGGATCTGATAGCCATCGGTGTTGCCGCCGTAGGAGGTGACCTCCAGATAGGCCTCTTCTCTCACAGCCGGGAAGCCGCCCTCGTCCTCCTCCCACAGCTTGACCTCCACCACATGGGTCTTCAGGGCATCCAGCACCAGAGCGCCATCGATGATGGCCTGCAGACGCGCAAAGAGGGGGTCACCCTTCCGGGCAAAATAGGGCTCCACGGTGGCAGACTTTTCGTAGCCGGTGATGGCCACGGAGGTCTGCCCCAGAATGTTCTTGCTCTTTTCCACAGAGGCGGACATCTCCGGCGCGTACTCCTCCAGATCCGCGCCCAGACGGACATAAACGCCGTCACCTGCCTCGATGTAGTGAGCCATGTACTTTCGTTCGATCTTCATAGCTTCTCCTTTCAATTTCCAATTTATCGCTCCAATAGCTCCCCTAAAGGGGAGGTTTCCCCAAGCTCCCCTGTAGGGGAGCTGTCAGCGAAGCTGACTGAGGGGTTACTTTCTACAACCCCTCCGTCACGGCTGCGCCGTGCCACCTCCCCTGCAGGGGAGGTTTTCCCAAGCTCCCCTTTAGGGGCCACGAGCCTGCCCGCCGCCGGTGGCGGAGGCAAGGGCAGGCGCAGTGTGTGCAGCGGTCGGCAAGAAACGAGCCTGCGCCGTCAGGCGAAGTTTCTGCCGGGCACCGCAAACGGAGCTGTCGCCGCAGGCGACTGAGGGGTTAAACCGGGCTTTATATCTCCGTTTCCAAATACAGCTCCGCCTCGTAGCGAGCCATTGCGCCGTCCTGCGCGGCCAGACGGGCATTTTCCATGCACACCCGATTGCCGGAAACCACCGTCAGCCAGTCGTCCAGCGCCGCCAGCATGGCAGCGCCGCGGTCATCGCCCAGACGGGGATCCTTGGGCAGATGCACCTTCAGCCGCCAGTGGTAGCGGACAGAACGCAGGCTCACGCCCAGAATATCCTCCCGCTGCGCCAGCACCTTCTTGCCCATGGGAAAGAGACCGCAGCCCTTTCCTGCGTCCAGCGCATCCACGGATGGCTCACCAAAGGCGGCGAAATCCGTGATCCACTGTTTGATCTGTTCTGTCATCCACGTACCTCCCAGTGGGAGAAACGGCCTGCAAAGACCCGTCTTTTCACAGTTTTTGCCAGCAGCTCCTGCCCTTCATAAACGATGCGGTCGCCGGGCGCGAAGGCCACATCCACCGGACAGACCAGCAGAAACGGCAGCGAGCGCTCCGTGACGGCGGCGTTGGTGCTGTCCTCCACCGCAAATTCCAAATGTACGCCGCTGAGCTGACGGGTCAAGCCCTCCCGGTGATACACCGTCACGCTCTGGCAGCATAAGCCAAAATCAAAAGGCAGCTCGTTCGTAAATCGCAGCATACGCCCTCCTTTCTGTTGTCCAATTCCGGTTTATCGAACACCTACCGATAGAATCCGTAGGGGCGGACCTCGTGTCCGCCCGTTGTACAATGTTACGATTTCGTATGCAGCTTCGTCAAAAAACGAAATGTTGTACCGCCGGGAGCACACGAGGTGCTCCCCTACGGTAAATGTCGAAAGAGGCCGAAAAATTGGAACTTATCTCACAGCGCGGCAGATGTCCAGATAGGTGCAGGCGCAGCGGTACAGCTCTTTTTCCTGCGCCGCCGGGCTGATGTCCACAGCGGAGTAGATGCCCTTTCCGCTGACGGACACCGTTCCCACAGACGCATACCGCAGACCGCCTCTGCCGTTTTGGGCGGTTTCGAAATATTCCATAGCTTCGGCCATGGCGCAGATGGCCATTTTGCGGCCATCCGGCACGGCCTCGGTGACCTGAAAGCAGCGCTCATAAAGGCGCAGCTTGTCCTCCGCCCTTGCCAGATACAGCTGCGGCGAGGTCATGGCGCCGCCGTAAACAGTCTTGTAAAATGCCTCCATACTACCTCCACCCCCAAGCTCCCCTGTAGGGGAGCTGTCGGCGTAGCCGACTGAGGGGTTAAACCGTATTCTACAACCCCTCCGTCTTTGCTCCGCAAAGCCACCTCCCCTAAAGGGGAGGTTATTAAGCTCCCCTCGCAGGGGAGCTGTCGGCGCAGCCGACTGAGGGGTTACAAGCTCCCCTTTAGGGGAGCTGTCGGCGTAGCCGACTGAGGGGTTAATTTGTCAATTGCTTATCCCTTCAGGGCGCAGATGAGCTTAGGCTCCAGAGCAGCGATGCCGTAGATGATGTCGAAGCTGATCAGGTCGGTCTTGGTTGCGGAGTCGTAGTCATAGACCACACGCACACCCAGACCGTTGGCCTCGGCGTAGGCGGCACGGCTTGCGCCCATGGGCAGGCTCAGATTACGGGTGACCAGCGCCAGCGCGTTGCGATGGAAGGCCAGAGAGTTGGGGCAGTTGACGCAGTAGACGCTTTCGCCCTCGGCATCCTGCATCAGCTTCTGGTCGATGGACAGCTGACCGCTGCCGCCCTGGGTGAAGCGGTACAGATAGCCACCCAGAATGAAGCCGTCGCCGGCAGCCACAGAGCCCTCACCGCTGACGGTGACCACGCTTTCGCCGGCCTTGCCGGTGATGGTGAAGGCGGCGGCGTCGCCGGGAACCTCGGCAGCGGAGTCGGGGGCGTTCTGGTCCATGTAGGTGTCCAGGGTGTAGATGCGACCCAGCAGCGCGTCACGCAGACACTGGTTGTCGCCGGCGTAGCTGACGGCGGACAGATTGTCGGTCAGCGCGTAGCGATACTTGTGCTCAGGATGCAGCACCAGAGCACGATCCGCGGCAGGCGCCTTCTGCAGATCCAGCTGCTTTGCCAGAGCTGCCAGATCGGAAAGATCAGAGGCGTCCTTGTCGCCCTCCTTGACGAAGGCGGCCTGAGAAACGCCCACCGCCAGCAGATCCTCGTCGATGGCCTGCGCGATGGCCTGCATGGCAGGCTCTACCACCTGCTTGGAAAAATCGGCGATGTCCAGCGCCATCTGCTTGCTGGTCACCGCAACGGTCACATCACGGAAGCGATCCAGCTTCACGGGAACGCTGGCTTCGGTGATGTCCTGACTTTCGGTGGTGCCGGTGAAGTTTTTGGCGGCGAAACGGGCAGGCTTGCGGATGGAAACGGTGTCGCCCACAGCCACGAACTCGTTGGCGTAGTCACGATGCACCAGATCCGCCATCACCAGATTGCCGGTCAGCACCATCAGTGCCTCCTTGGCAACCACCTCAGGGGTCAGAAAAATATTGTTCTCCATAATCGATCTCCTTTTCTCGTCCAAATTCCAATTTATCGCACAGTTTCAATATTCCTCTGTCATTGCGAGCCAGTGCGCACACTGGCGTGGCAATCTAAAAAGATACCGAAAGTCCATGAGATTGCCACGTCGTCGCCTATGGCGACTCCTCGCAATGACATGCGTTGTTCGATAGACGCAACGATAAATTAGAATTTATCTGTTTCTGAACTTACGGTACTCGGCCATGGACATCTTGCCCAAAGCCTCCATGTCGGTACGGCCGGGAATGGCAGTTCCCGTGCCTGGGGAAGTGACCACCGGCGTGCAGAATAAATAGCCGTGCTCCCGCTTCAGACCCTCCACGGCGGAGGCGGCAGCCGCGTTCATATCCTCTGACGCCAGAATGTCTCCATCGTTGATCAGGGCGCGGATGGCAGTTTCGTTGCGCCCACCGGCGGATCGGACCGCCAAAGAGATGGCGTGGGAGCAGCGCAGCGCCTGCAGCTGCTGTTCATGCTTCTGCCAGATGGTCTCCGCCGCCTCCGCACCCACTAAGTTTTCCAAAAATTCCTTGTCCATAAAACCTCCCGTAAATGCCAAACGTTTAATGCCGAATGCCGAATGCCGAATTCCTCCGCACCCTCCGTCTTTTTCTGTCATTGCGAACCAGTCCGCAGACTGGTGTGGCAATCTCATAAATGCCGAATGCCGAATGCCGAATGCCGAATTCCTCCGCACCCTCGTCCTTCTCTGTAGGGGCGGACCTTGTGTCCGCCCGTCCCCAAGCTCCCCTGTAGGGGAGCTGTCGCCGCAGGCGACTGAGGGGTTATTCGACCCTCTACAACCCCTCCGTCACGGCTACGCCGTGCCACCTCCCCTGCAGGGGAGGTTATTAAGCTCCCCTTTAGGGGAGCTGTCAGCGAAGCTGACTGAGGGGTTATTTGTCAATTACCCACCACGTTGTCGCCCCATTGGATGCTGACGGTCTCCTCCGCACCGCCCATGCTTGCCACCAGCGCGGCCGCCTCACGGGCGGCCTTTTCGAAGCAGGCGCGCAGCTCCGTCAGGGTGGTCACATACTCGCCCTCGGTGGAGGTGATCTCGGTAGCGGTGCGCTGGGCGGCTTCCACCTCGCCCAAAAGGCCACGCTTCAACCCGATCACATTTTCCACCATGCGCAGATAGCTCTGCTGCCGTTCCAGAAAGCTTCCCTGCCGCAGCTCCGGAGAAAACACCGTAATGCCCACCGTTTCGGGGCTGTCGTCCAGCGCCACGAACAGCTCGTCGCTGAGCTGGCCGCCCCGAAGCATATCCCGGCTGACCACAAGACGGCTGCGACCGTTGCGGAATTCACTTTCCAGCTGCGCCTCGTTTTCCTCCAGCGCCCGGATCAGCTCCATGGCAGGTGCAAAAACGCTGACGCCCTCGCCGCTGCCGTCGATGCAGTTGGTCATGGGGGTCTTCAGCCGCACAAGCCCCACGCCCACCGTGCCGGGATACCGATACAGCTCCGGCAAGGCCGCAAAGGCATCGCAGGCGGACAGCGGAGCTTCCCGACCCAGCTCATACTCCGAAAGGCTGCGGAATAACCGGTTGGTCACAGTCAATACGCCGTTTTCTACCTGCCGACGCTCCAAAAGGGTGTAGTAGTGACGCCCCTCCTTGCGGCGCTCCATCAGACCCACATCGGTGGGCTCGCCCTGATGATCTCTGGCAAAGACCAGAATGCCGCTGCGAGGAATGACACGCCATTGCCACGTGCCGTCAAATACGGGCTTTAGATAGCTTTCGCCGCCGATGAGCGCCAGCTCCATGAGGGAGCGCTCCGGAATGGCCTGCACCAGCGCCCCCTGGGGCTGATACTCCGCAAAGACGGCGCGTACCAGCTTGCGTACGATGGTGTAGGGCAGACGCAAAACGGAAGCGTCATAGTAGCAGTCGAACCAGCTCTGCCGTGCCTGCGCCATGGCCGCCGAGCCGCACTCCGCCGCCCCGAACCCTTGCTCCAAATTCAAAATATCCATGCTCTCCTCCTAAGTAATGCCGAATGCCAAATGCCCAATGTTAAATGCCGAATGCCGAATGCCGAATTCCTCCGCACCCTCCGTCTTTTTCTGTCATTGCGAGCCAGTGCGCACACTGGCGTGGCAATCTCCTCCAGTTAATAGTTACAAGTGACAAGTTACTAGTTATTTTCCAAAAAACCGGCATCAACTCGTAACTTGTAACTCGTAACTATGAACTACTTTGCGCTCCCTCGTCCTTCTCTGTAGGGGCGGACCTTGTGTCCGCCCGTCCCGTCCACCGCCGCACCCCGAAAACGCGCTGTCATCTTGCTGACTGAGGGGTTAAATCGTCCACGCTTACCGCGCCGCGTTTTTTCTCCAAAACCGGGTACAGGCATACCTGACCGCATCGATGTGGTGGTCGTCACCGTCGGGCAGCACGCCGTCGGCGTAGCACCAGGCGGCAAATTCCGCGGCTGTATGTGGACAGCGCTTGGGGTCAATGACAATGGCATCCAGACTCTGCAGCCACTTGATGCCGTACCTGCGGCTGCCGCCGCCCTTGGGCGCCGGGCGGCAGTTGAGGCCGTAGGCGCGGTAGTCCGCAATGCTCTTGGGCTCGGCGCTGTCGGCCAGGATCACCGTGTCGGTGGGGATGCGCTGCGCCACCAGCCGTGCGCTTTCCTCGTTGCCGCAGCAGTTTTTCCGCAGCTCGTCCAGGATGTAAAGCCTGTTCTCCCGACCGTCAAAGGCCACACGCACAAAGACCCAGGGATCCGGCCACCAGCCCCAGTCCACGCCGCAAACGGAGGAATCGAAGCCCTTTTCGAAGGCTTCCAGCACCACGTTGGGGAAGACGCGCGCGCCATCTCCCACCGGCAGACCCAGATACTCGTTGTCGTAAAGAACGGGATTGACCCGTTTCAGATGCTCCGCATCCTGCAAAAACCGCTGACCCAGCCAGCTTTGGGGCAGCTCCAGATAGGTGCTGCGGTGGAAAAAGCGCCCGGGCTTATCCTCCAGACAGTTGACCCAGTGAAGCTTGTCCGGGGGTGGGTTGAAGCTTTTCAGCGTCAGCGCGAACTCGCCGCCACGGAGAACGGATTGCTCGCAGGAGCGAACCTCCTCCGCGTGGAACTGATCCAGCTCCTCGAACCAGAGAATGCCCACATAGCCCCAGGGCAGCTTCAAAGACTTAAGCTTTCCGGCATCGTCCATGCCGAAAAAGAGGATCTTCTGCCCCGTGGGCAGATATTCCATTTCCAGCGGACTCAGACAAAACCGGAATCTGGAATGCAGCCCCAGTACGGTGACCGCCCATTGCAGCTGCGCATATACGCTGGTGCGGAGGGTGTTTGCCACCTTTCGCACCGCCACGGCGTGACAGCCGGGATGCTTCAGAAGCTGCAATATCAGCTCCACAGATAAATAGCTGGACTTGCCGCTGCCGCGGCCGCCGTATTCAATAAGCTCACCGGCGCCGTTTCTCAGTGCCTGCCGACTCTCCCGAAACCCACCGCCGATCAGCTGTGATACCCGAATCTCCATACCTGCTCCCTAATGTTAAATGCCGAATGCCGAATTCCGAATGCCGAATTCCTCCGCCCCCCATCCTTCTCTGTAGGGGCGGACCTTGTGTCCGCCCGTCCCGTCCACCGCCGCACCCTCGTCCTTCTCTGTAGGGGCGGTCATTGACCGCCCGTTCCCAAGCTCCCCTTTAGGGGAGCTGTCGCCGCAGGCGACTGAGGGGTTAATTAGCTCCCCTTTAGGGGAGCTGTCAGCGAAGCTGACTGAGGGGTTATTCGACCCTCTACAACCCCTCCGTCACGGCTGCGCCGTGCCACCTCCCCTTCAGGGGAGGTTATTAAGCTCCCCTCGCAGGGGAGCTGTCGGCGCAGCCGACTGAGGGGTTAATTAGCTCCCCTCGCAGGGGAGCTGTCGCCGCAGGCGACTGAGGGGTTAATTAGCTCCCCTCGCAGGGGAGCTGTCGGCGCAGCCGACTGAGGGGTTATTAGCTCCCCTTTAGGGGAGCTGTCAGCGAAGCTGACTGAGGGGTTATTCGACCCTCTACAACCCCTCCGTCACGGCTGCGCCGTGCCACCTCCCCTTCAGGGGAGGTTATTAAGCTCCCCTCGTAGGGGAGCTGTCGCCGCAGGCGACTGAGGGGTCCCAAGCTCCCCTGTAGGGGAGCTGTCGCCGCAGCTGACTGAGGGGTTAATTAGCTCCCCTCGCAGGGGAGCTGTCGGCGTAGCCGACTGAGGGGTTAACCCGTGTTCTACAACCCCTCCGTCACGGCTGCGCCGTGCCACCTCCCCTTCAGGGGAGGTTATTAAGCTCCCCTCGTAGGGGAGCTGTCGCCGCAGGCGACTGAGGGGTCCCAAGCTCCCCTGTAGGGGAGCTGTCGCCGCAGCTGACTGAGGGGTTAATTAGCTCCCCTCGCAGGGGAGCTGTCGGCGCAGCCGACTGAGGGGTTATTCGACCCTCTACAACCCCTCCGTCACGGCTGCGCCGTGCCACCTCCCCTTCAGGGGAGGTTATTAAGCTCCCCTCGTAGGGGAGCTGTCGCCGCAGGCGACTGAGGGGTTTCAAGCTCCCCTACAGGTGAGCTGTCATCTTGCTGACTGAGGGGTGACATTGTCCATTGTCCATTGTCAATTGTCCATTGTTACACATCCTCCACAATGGTCACATCACCGCAGTCGCTGCGTTCCTGCAGACCCAGAAGCTTTGCCAGCAGTTCCAGGCATCGCACCTGCTGAGCGCCGCCGCCTTCCGAAAACGCAAGGCTGCAGATCGTATCCATAACCTTTGTTGCCAGCTCTTTGCTTTCCACCTGCCCACGCCCTTTCTGCAATCTGCCCCAATTATACCCGGAAAGGGCTCTTCTGTCGCTCCGGAAAGCTCCCGTTGGTTTTAGTCGGAAATGTTGGAAAAACCACTTAAAACATCCTCAATATACCGATAAGCGGTGGATTTAGATACTTCCAGCGCCTCTTGGATTCTCAAAGCTTTCCCACCCTGACTGTCCAGAAGTACATCCAGAATGAACCTGCGCGTCTCATCCAGCGCCTCCACCTGCGCCCATAGCGTTCGCGCCTGCCGTAATTTTTCGATCACCAGCTTGTCCATAAAACCTCCCGTAAATGCCAAATGCCAAATGCCAAATGCCGCCGCACCCTCGTCCTTCTCTGTAGGGGCGGACCTTGTGTCCGCCCGTCCCATCCACCGCCGCACCCCAAAAACGCGCTGTCAGCTTGCCGACTGAGGGGTTACATTGTCCATTGACACCGTCATTTCCCCATTTTTCTGCGCAGCAGCGCCATGCGGTCATCCCACCAGCGCAGGCGCAGGGTGCAGGGCGTGTCGCACCACGGCTCGCAGGGGCAGCCGGGGCAGGGTCCGTTTTTCAGCCACAGCGCCCGTTCTACGGGATGAAGCAGCCGGAAGCCGACGTCCTGAGCCTCGTTCCGGTCATGCCAGTCGCAGGCGCGGATCTGGCGCCGAATGGATGCCATCCATGCACCTCTGTCCAAAGCATCCAGACCGAGCGCCGGATGCACCGCGAATTGTTTTTTCAAATGTTTCATATTCAATCCTCCTTGAGTAAACGCTGGATGGCCTCCAGCTCTGCCTGCCCCAGCTCGCCGGAAGCCCCCATGGGGATGACCTGCTGAGGCTCTTTCAAAAACCAACCCTCAGCCAGCCACTTTTCCGGCTTTGGGATGAACCTGCCGTCCTCTCTGGCCCAGTCCTTCGATTTACGCCAGCGCTCCAGACTATTCAGAATAAACGCTTCATCATGGGATAAAACCACACACGCCCACGCCTCTCTGGCGGCGGCTTCCCCGATCTGCACGGGATACCGTGCCCAGAATCGGGGAAAGCCCTCGCCCTTGGACTCTGACTCATTCTCTATCTCAATCTCAATCTCATTCTCATTCTCTCCCTTGCTTAATTTTGCTTTTTTTGCAGGACCGCGTCTGCTGATCTTGCCTCCGATGGATCCAGCCTGAGCCTTACGCCAGGACGCATCCAAATTGGGCTTTGCCATCACAAAAATTCCCATTTGCCGTTCATTCAGATCAGCAGGCATCTCCCTATCCAGACCATAACGCAGGATGGCCAAAAGCAGCTTCAGCTGATTGGATTTTGGAAGCGTAATAGCCGCCTCATAAAATGACCGGTAAAAAGTAAATTGTTTCCTGCCTTCCATAAAACCTCCCGTAAATGTCCAAGCTCCCCTGTAGGGGCCACAAGCTCCCCTAAAGGGGAGCTGTCAGCGAAGCTGACTGAGGGGTTAAACCGTGTTCTACAACCCCTCCGTCTTTGCTCCGCAAAGCCACCTCCCCTAAAGGGGAGGTTATTAAGCTCCCCTCGCAGGGGAGCTGTCGCCGCAGGCGACTGAGGGGTTAATTAGCTCCCCTGTAGGGGAGCTGTCGCCGCAGGCGACTGAGGGGTTAAATTGTCAATTGTCCATTGTCCATTGTCAATTATCCACAGTTACCTGCTCGCACCGTCTGCACAAGCGCCTGCCAACGCGCCAGACATCGCCGCCGCAGCGATCGCACCGGCAGGCCGGCGGCATCTGCTGCACATCCCGGCGATACCGCCAATTCTTAACTGTCCACCCCATGCCCCACATGACCTCCTATAATGATCTCAGCGGCAGAACCTCATGTAGTTCTCATAATATCCCCTTGACTTTTCTCACTTTTTCTCTTATAATTGCCCTAGTTGCATAAGGTTTCTCACATGACCTCCGCTGTTGGCTCAATACTACCTCACTTTTTCTCATTTGTCAACAGCATAATCACACATTTGTTCGTTTTTGTAAGAATAAACAATAACATGAGGGAGAAACTGTGCAAACTTCATAATTATGAGGTCTGTATGATCACCCTGCCTTTGCAGACCGTGAAAAGGGGAACCGCCATGGAAAACAGTATATTCTTCGAACGCTTTTACCAGCTGTGCCGGCAAAACGGCACCACGCCCAATGCCATTGCGCCAAATATCGGCGCATCCTCCGGCTCCATCACCGCATGGAAAAAGGGAGCAATGCCCCGTTCCCATATGGTCAAGCGGATCGCGGAATACTTTGGTGTATCCGTGGACTATTTGATGGGCTATGATGTATTCGTTGCGCCCTCCGGAAACCGAATGACCAAGGATGATCTGAAATTTGCTCTGTTCGGCGGAGACGGTGAGATCAGCGATGAAATGCTGGACGAGGTGCGCCAGTTCGCCCAGTTCCTCAAAGAGCGCAAATAACCCTCTCCCCCACAAGGGTCGCCAGAAAAAGCCCCCTATAGGGGAGTTAGAAAAAGCTCCCCTTTAGGGGCCACGAGCCTGCCCGCCGCCGGTGGCGGAGGCAAGGGCAGGCGCAGTGTGTGCAGCGGTCGGCAAGAAACGAGCCTGCGCCGTCAGGCGAAGTTTCTGCCGGGCACCGCA